AGGGTTTGAAAAAAAGGTAATGATCTTGCGGCCACAATTTTGTGGAAGCTTTTATTCGCCGGTAATTCGGTAAGACAGGAGACTGTATGTCAGAGATGTCCCGCAACGCTCGTCGTGCAATGCGCGCTAAAATTCATCGTATAACCGCAGCTAACAATGGCAAGGTTGACGCTTCTGACTACGGTCCTGAAGAAGTTTTGAATTCTGAAGTTAAGACGGGCATGCGCCCAATTTCACGTCGCGCTTACAAGAAGGGCGGCAAGGTTGTTGCTGTTGAGGGCGCTGACGCCAAGCAGAATGCAGGTAAAAAGCCACGCGCAGGTAAGAAGCATCTTACCGTTGACGCACTGGTTAACCGCAATCTGAAAGATGCAAACGAAGCCCGTGAAGGCAAGAAGCACATTGGCGCTTTGAAAACAGGCGGTCGCGCTATGAAGCAAGACGGCGGTGGCGCATACAACGAGAGCGGTAAGCGCGCAACAATGGCTGAAATTGCTGCTGAAGATCGCCGTATGGGTGGCAAAGACGTTAACAGGCAAAAAAGGACAATGGCTAACAGCACAGGCCCTTCGCCAGTAGCTGTGTCAAAAGTTCTTGATGCCATGCGCAACGGTCGCAAGGATGGCGGAAGTTCTGTTAAAGACATCCGTAAGGATATTGATTCTGGTCAATATGGGTCGATGCGGAATCGAGGTGGAGATCAATCGCAGGCAATGCAGCGGCCAATGCAGCAACAGGCAATGCAAAGAGGCTATGATCAGGCAATGCAGCAGCAGAAGCCAATGCCGCGAAATCCGGCAATCGAGCAATTAGGCTATGATCAGCAGCAGCCAATGCCTCACAAGCGCGGCGGCAAAGCTTGGGAGGGTTCCGCTAAGGACGAATCGCAGGACAAGAAGCTTGCCAAGAAGTACGGCATGTCAATGGCAGCGTGGGAAAAGTCCAAGATGGACAAGAAGCACGACACTCAGCATTCGTCAAAGGGCCTAAATAAGGGCGGTCGCACCGGCAAGAGCCTTGGCGGTGTTCTGAAGGATGTCGGTAAATATGCCGCACTTGGCGTTGCCGGTAATGAAATTATAAAGAACCCATCTTTGCTTATGGGCGGTCTTGGCGCATTGGCATACAAAGCTTTTGGCAAAAAGAAGGATGCAGGCGCACCAGCGGCAGGTCCAGCAGTCGCAGGCAAGAAGCGCGGCGGCAAACTTACATCGCTAGATGGTGAAATGCAGACACAGGAAAAGGTCGGCGGTCGCATTGCTAAGCAATACGGCGGTAGTCTTGGTGCCCTTGAAATGAATAGCGGTGGTCGTACCAAGAAAAAGAACGGTAAGACCGACATCAATATCACCATTGTGACTGGCAAGGGCCAGCCGCAAATGGATCCTAATATGCAGCAGCCACCAATGCCTCAGGGCGTTCCAGTGCAGATGCCGCCTCCGCCACAGCCTCAGGCTGGTCCGCCTATGCAAATGCCTATGCCTCCAATGCCCGCGCCTCCTATGGGCGGTCCGGGCGCTGGTCCTGCGCCAATGCCGCGCAAGGCTGGTGGCCGCACCTATCGTTCTTACAGTGATATGGATGCAGGCGCTGGTAGCGGTCTGGGTCGTTTGGAAAAGACGGAGATCCAAAAACGTAAGAAGTGATTGAGTTTGGGCGGCGTTGGTTGGAAGAACGTCGCCCAATATTTTATTTTATGGAATTATATTGATGAACTTTAACAACCTGTTTGAATTTGAGTTGATGAAACTCATTGAGGCGCGCATCGCCTCCCTTTCAGAAAACATCACAAACGCACATGCAGTCGTTGATTATTCCGACTACAAATACCAAGTTGGTAGGATCGCGGGTCTTCGCGAGTTTGAAGACCTGCGTGATGAGGTTAATAAAATTATTTCTGAACGATAATATGGAGAAAAATTAAATGCCACATATGAATATGACCCATGAAGAAGACCCAAAGGAACTGATCCTTCAGGCACTGGGCGATATTGAAAAGTTCAAAGTGTTCCACAACGAAGTGGTTGTCGCTGTGTATTTGCGTCCAGAAAAGACCAAAAGCGGCATTTACCTGCCGGATCAGCACCGTGACGAAGACCGTCATCAAAGCAAGGTCGGCCTTGTCGTTAAGATGGGATCTGAAGCTTTTGACGATCCCAACGGCAATTGGTTCCGGGGCATGGACGTAAAGCTGCATGATTGGGTTGTTTATCGCCCTTCAGACGGCTGGACAATCACCGTCAACAACGTGCTTTGCCGTGCGTTGAAAGATACAAACATCCGGGGCAGTGTCCCACATCCTGATATGATCTGGTAAGGAGGCTAAAATGTCTATCGAAGATAACGTAGAAGACCAATTAGAAATTGATCTGGGCGACGATCCACAGCCAGCAGAAGACATTATTGTCGAAAAATCAGAGGATAAGGCCGCTGAACCCGACCCGGTAGATAACACCCTTGATACCCTGAAGGCGCAGTTGGACGAAGAGCGCAAAGCACGTCAGGAAGCACAGCGCCGCGCAAGCGAAGCTGAATATTCGGCGTATGAGGCAAAGGGTGAGGTGCAGGACACAAGCTTGCATCTGGTGTCTAATGCCATTGATACAGTTCTTCAGAACAACAATATCCTCAAGGCAAATTACCGTGACGCAATGGCTATGCAGGATTATGACGCTGCGGCTGACATTCAATCGGAAATGTCTTCTAACGCAGCCAAGCTTCTTCAGCTTGAGCAAGGTAAGCAGGCGCTGGAAAATCAACCACGTCAAGCAGCCCCAACGCCTTATGTTTCTGACCCTGTTGAGGCTTTAGCATCGCAGCTTTCGCCGCGCTCTGCTGATTGGGTGCGTCGGAATCCGCAATTTGCGACTGACCCGCGCTTGTATCAAAAGATGCTGGCAGCACACAATCTGGCTATGGCAGATGACATTCCTGCGGATTCAGATGATTATTTTGACGCGATTGAAGACACGCTGCGTCTTCGCCGTCAGGATAATAACCGTGATTATGACGCCATGGCTGACGCTGCAAAGCCAACGCAGCGCCGTTCAGCACCACCCGCAGCCCCTGTTTCGCGCAGTGGTGGAGGCGGTGGAAGCAAGCCAAATCGTGTGACACTTACCGCAGCAGAGCGCGATATAGCCGACATGATGGGCATGACGCCTGAGGAATATGGCCGCAACAAGCTTACTCTTCAAAAAGAAGGCAAGATGAATTAAATTCAAGGAGTATTATTATGGAAACTATTGCACCAAAAAAGCGCGGACGCCCACCAAAGGTCAAAGAGGCCCTTGATCAGGCAGCCCAAAGTGCCGCAGAAGCGGTAAACATAGATGCTTTGGAAGAGGCATATGAGCCCCTTGCTGTTGCTCCAGAGGCAACGCATGCGGATATTACGCCAACAATTCGCGAGGATATTAGAGCCCCTATGCGTGAAGAAGATCCCCGTACCCGCGCTGCGCGCCGTGCAGCAGAACTTCGTGATCACCTTGGCGATCTGGATGAAGGCACTGATGACTTTTTCATCAACAAGTCCGATATTCCACCGGGCTGGGAATATGAATGGAAGCGTAAGCTTTTGATGGGCGCTGAAGATCCTGCATATCAGGTGGCACTGGCCCGCGCTGGTTGGGAAGCGGTTCCGACATCGCGTCACCCATCCTACATGCCAAATAGCGGCAATCACCCAACGATTGAGCGCAAGGGTATGGTCCTTATGGAGCGTCCGTCAGAAATATCTGAAGAGTCCCGTGCAATTGAATTGCGCAAGGCGCGTAATCAGGTCCGGCAGAAGGAAGCCCAGCTAAATTCCGCAGAAGGCGGCCAGTTTGAGCGCGCAAATAAAGACCAGTCACTGGTCAATATCCGGAAATCTTACGATTCAATTCCAATTCCGCAGTAAGGAAATTGGGTAAATGGGGCGGCTATATGCCGCCCTTTTTATTGCAATGTTGACAAACTAACAAAATTAAACGATTAATGGGTTACTTCCCCCGGTGCGGAGGTTCAAAAAACCCAGTCTTAGTCGCCCCGGTGCGCGATGATGGCTTCCTAAAAAGGAGATCCGTCATGGCAAATACTTTTGCGCCTTTCGGTTTTAGCCAGTTAAGTGGAACTGGTTCTGCTCCGACTTACGAGCAGGTTGTGGGCTTTTGCGCTTACAATACCGCTGCTATGTATTTCGGTGACCCTGTTTTCCAGAACGCGAACGGTACGATTTATCCTACCACTCCCGGCGCTGGAATCCTTGCTGGCGTTTTCGTCGGCTGCAAGTATCTTTCAGTTTCGCAGAAGCGTACCGTTTGGTCGAACTTCTGGGGCGCTGCTGACGTAGCTTCGGCAAACACTGTTGAAGTTTACTACGTCAATGATCCGAATGCGAAGTTCTTGGCTCAGGTTGGTGGTTCGTCCTCAACTGGCCTCGCTGTCACCGACATCGGTGCCAACGTGCAGTTCGCTTACGGAACTCCTAACACGATGAGCGGCCTTTCGGGCGCGTACATCGACATCACTGTCACACCGACAACGACGTCCACACTGCCTTTCAAGGTAGTTGGCCTCGACATCGCCCCTCCGGGTTCGAATGGTACGGAAGCTGGCGCATACAATTATGCAATTGTTGCGTTCAACAACGTGTCCACTAAAACCCTAACCGGCATTTAAGGGAGTAAGGTACCATGGCTGTTAATTTATCAGCAATTAAAGACCTTCTGCTCCCCGGCTTGCGGGGCGTAGAAGGCAAGTACGAGATGATCCCATCTCAGTACGACAAGATCTTCACAAAGCATGATTCGAAGCTTGCGCTAGAACGTACCGCTGAAATGCGTTACCTCGGCCTTGCTCAGTTGAAGACTGAGGGCGGTCAAACGTCTTTCGATAACGGCGCTGGTGAGCGTTATGTCTACAACCAAGAGCATAACGAAATTGCTCTCGGCTATGCAATTACGCGCAAAGCCATCGACGATAACCTGTACAAGACACAGTTCCAACCTTCGAACCTCGGCCTGATTGAGTCATTCCAACAGACCAAGGAAATCTACGGTTCGAACATCTTGAACACGGCAACAACCTACAACGCCAATATTGGTGGTGATGGCGTAGCGCTTTGCTCGACTTCTCACCCAATTGATGGTGGTACGGTTGCCAACACGCCGACCACTCAGGTCGATCTGAACGAGTCCACGTTGCTTAACGCAATGATTTCAATCCGGACGAACTTCAAGGATCAAGCTGGTCTGAAGGTCTTTGCTCGTGGCCGTAAGCTTATCGTTCCGCCGCAGCTTGAGCCTGTCGCTATCCGCCTTACCAAGACGGAACTCCGTCCGGGTACAGCAGACAACGATGTCAACGCTATCCTCAGCACAAGTGGTGGTCTTCCAGAAGGCTACATGGTCAACGACTTCTTGACGTCGGCCTACGCTTGGTTCCTCCTGACCAACATCGACGGTTTGTCGTACATGGAGCGCGTCAAGTTCGAAACCGACATGCAAGTCGATTTCGTAACCGACAACCTTCTGGTCAAGGGCTATGAGCGTTACAGCTTCGGCTACTACAACTGGCGTTCGATCTTCGGTTCGTTCCCAACGTCTTAATTAATCGGCACCCCCTCTCTTAACGGGGAGGGGGAAACCTTTAAAGGAGGTCCCAATGGGTACTACTACTTTTACCGGGCCGATTAAGGCAGGCAACGTCCTTAACAGCGACGGCACCAATGTTCTTGCTGGTGCTGGCGGTGATAGCGGTATAGCCAATGTTGGTTATGCAGTTATGGCCCAGTCTGAGGCAATCACGCAAGCCACCAATGGTGCGACTGCTGGTGTCTACACGACTTCGATTGTAATCCCTGCTGACAGTCAAATCCTTAGCATTACGCTGACGGTTTCGGCTGTTTGGTCAGGTGCTGCAACAACGCTTGGCATTGGCACTACGGCTTCGGCCACGGCGCTGACTGCTGCTGCTGCTGTTGCAGGTGGCACAAAGGGTATCGTCAGCGCCAGTCCCGGCACTGTTGATGCAGCTATTGCCAACTGGACGGACGTTGGTTCGACTGACATTCAGGTCTTGGTTACATCCACAAATACGGGTACTGGTGTCGGCGTTCTGACCGTCACTTATATCCAGTCCAACAACCTCACGGTATAAGGAGACTCGATATGAAGGGTCGTAAATCACGCGCATCTGGTGGCGTCAATGAAATGGCGCAGGATCAAGCACAAAAGAACATGCGCTACACCTATGAAAGCAATGTCAACGAAGCGGCTGAAAAGCGTAAGCGCGGTGGCAAGACTGTCGGTAAAGTCAAAGGCATGGATGCTATGCACCACGCTGGACGCAAAGCCCGTAAGTCAGGTGGATCTTGCGATAACGGCAGTCCGTTTTCGTCCGCCCGCGCAGGAACCCCTGCAAAGGGTCGCAATGTCAGCGGTTCGTTGAACTAATCGCTAAGACTTTGTAAAAATAAGGCGGGGGCTTAGCGGCCCCCGTTTTACTATGGAGGGCAGCATGTCTGATACTTGGCAGCGTAAAGAGGGCCAGTCTAAATCTGGTGGATTGAACGACAAGGGGCGCGCTTCCCTTCGTGCAGAAGGTCATAACATCAAGCGCCCGGTCACCGCTGAGGAAGCAGATCGCAGCCCTGCGGCAGCAGATAGGCGCGATAACTTCCGTTCACGCATGTGCGGAATGAAAGAAAAACTTACGTCAGCAAAGACAGCGCATGATCCGAATAGCCGGATAAATTTAGCGCTTAAAAGATGGGACGTGAAGTGCTAGTCTAGCGCTTAAATAAGTGCTAATGTTACGGTAATTTTAGGCTTCTAGCCTCCTACGAAAGGTACGTTTTATGGCTTCCGGTATTGTTAACCAATCTATCAGTCGCGTTGGCGTCACTGAACCGTTTGAACTTCAAGTTGCCCGTGACCAGATCACAGGGCATTCCACAGTTTTGGTTTCAGGCACATTCCCGACACTTGGGACCTCGCAGGCTACGGTTTGGAACCAAGGTGGCATTTATGTTTATCCTGCAACTGCGCAAGTTATGGTTGTTGCCAGCAGTAGCGCAAATGATGCAGCAGCCGGTACCGGTGCCCGCACAGTGGTTATCCAAGGCTTGGATGCTAGTTACAATCAGATCCAAGAGACAGTTACGTTAAATGGGCAAACTGGTGTCAACACCACCAATTCATTCTTGCGTGTCACACACATGTATGTGGCAACTGCCGGAAGCGGTAAGGCAGCGGCTGGCACTATTTATGTGGGCACTGGCACTGTAACCGCAGGCGTTCCCGCTGTAGTTTATCTGAACTACTTGGCTCAGTCAGGTGCCACGTCGGCTATTTGGACTGTACCGGCAGGCTATACTGCCTACATCAATGCAATTCAGGCTTCGTCTGGTAACGCAACCGCCGGTCAGTGGACTAATTTTGGTTTGTTTATCGCCTCTTCGCAGGGTGGGCCGCTTGATAGCGCTTTGCAGTGGATTACATCAAATGGCGGTAATGCTCAAATCAGCCTTCCATATCCAATTGCAATTTCGGAAAAAATTGATTTTGAAATCCGGGCTATCAGCACCACCGCTTCGACATCTGTTGATGCCAACATGCAGATTGTTTACATCAAGAACGACGGCGCTCTCTAAGGGGTAAACGGCATGACCGTAAGCGGCACTTTCAATTATAATCCGTCGCTTGGCGAACTGACACTGTATGCCTTTAACCTGTGCGGGATTCGCAATACTGCGCTGCTTCAAGAGCATATGGAATCGGCGCGCATGGCGTCAAACCTTCTGCTTGGCCGCTGGTCTTCAGAGGGTGTTAACCTTTGGATGGTTGATCTCCAGACAATCGCGCTGGTTGCAGGTCAGTCAGATTACAACCTGCCTGCAAATAACATCGTCATGCTGGACACATATATTCAGACAGACGATGGATCTGGAGCGCCAATTGACCGCCTGATCCTGCCCATTAGCCGCACCGAATATGCGTCTTACCCCAATAAAGAGCAGCGGGGCTTCCCAACGACATACTGGCAAGACCGTCAGATCTCTGGCACCGTAAGCCTTTGGCCGGTTCCAGATGGTACGCAGACATCTTTAAAGTTCTATCAGCTTTGCCAGATTGACGATGCTGACTTTAATAACGGTCAGACGGTCAACGCTCCTTACTATTTCCTTGAGGCTTTTGCCTATGGGTTGGCGCAGCGTTTGGCTATGATTTGGGCACCAGATCGCGTCCAAATGTTGAAGCCTTTGGCAGATGAATCTTACCAGATTGCCGCAATGCAGAACGTGGAAACAGCCCAGCAGTACATTTCCCCAATGATCTCTGGCTATTTTAGGTAGAATAAATGGCATACGCCTCACAGTCAGGTCGGGCCAGAACAAGTTCATCAGGGCCCCAAGCGCATGCAATCTGTGACCGCTGCGGGTTTCGTTACAACCATGTAGATCTTCAGTGGCAGTATGACTGGCGCGGCGCTGCGTTGCAGAACATCCGCATCCTTGTCTGCAATAGCTGCTTGGACGTGCCTCAGGACCAATTGCGGGCTATTGTGGTCCCCGCCGACCCTACGCCTATCATGCAGGCGCGTGTGCAGGATTTTGCAGCGGCTGAAACTGATTATCAGACAGCCACAGCAGTCCCGATCACTGATCCAACTACGGGCATTCCAATTCCAGTTAACGTGACGCTTGTGTCCCAAGATGGTCAGAATTTGCTAACGCAGCAAGTTGGTCCACCTACTGGCCTGACCCAAGGCGCTATTATGCCGTTGGTTGGGAAAGAAGATTTCTCTGTTAAGCTTAACCCGCTGTCAGTTTCCGCTGTTGGCACAGATCAGATTGCAGTCACGTTTGCAGCCGCTCACGGCCTTGTGACAAACGCTCAGATCTCTGTTGATGGGCTTTCTAATCCTCAGGCATGTGGATTTTATAGCATCACAGTTACGACAGCTACGGCATTTACCTATCAGACAAATAAGGTTATACCTGCCGCATCGCTGCTTACCGCTACGACAAACATGGTCACGGCTCTGGTTGGTCTGCCATATGGCTTCACCCAGATACCGCAGACGGGGATTTAACAATGGCTAATACAACAATTCCTCAACTTCCACTTGCCACCTCATTGAGCGGCACAGAGCAGTTGGAAATTGTTCAAGCTGGCGTTTCCCGGCGCACAACGGCCTCTGCCATTGCTGGCATTGCTACTGGCCCTACTGGTCCAACCGGCGCTCAGGGTGGGACTGGTCCTACTGGCACCGTAGGCCCAACAGGCCCAACCGGCGTTCAAGGCACCGCAGGGAACCAAGGACCTATCGGCCCAACGGGTGATACCGGCCCAACTGGTGGCGCTGGTCCTACGGGGCCAACAGGCATTCAAGGCGCTCAGGGCATTACAGGGGCCACAGGCCCAACGGGCGCACAAGGTATTACCGGCCCAACAGGCTCATCAGGCCCAATGGGTCCGACAGGTAACACAGGCCCTACAGGCCCTACAGGCCCTACTGGAACAACAGGCGCTGGCGGTCCTACAGGTCCGACAGGTGATGCATCAACTGTTGCTGGGCCAACGGGTCCAACTGGTGCAAGCGGAACGGGGGCTGGTACAGTCACAAGCGTTGATGTCAGTGGTGGAACAACTGGCCTAACGACAAGCGGTGGGCCAATTACTGCTGGTGGTACAATTACGATTGGTGGTACGCTTGCTATAGCCAGCGGCGGTACGGGTGCAACGACAGCGCCTAACGCACGGGTCAGCCTTGGCGCTACAACAATCGGCGGCAATGTCTTCACTTTAACTGATCCATCGGCAATAACTTTCCCACGCTTTAATGCGGATAACACCGTTTCTGCTTTAGATGCGCCTACTTTTCGTACTGCCATTGGTGCAGGTACCAGTTCGACTACGGGGACGGTCACGTCAGTATCAGGCACCGGCTCTGTCAGCGGCCTGAGCCTGAGCGGCACGGTGACTACATCAGGGTCATTGACACTTGGTGGGACCCTTGTCGTTACTGCCGCTAACTTTGCAGCGCAGACGGCTAACACGTTTCTTGCTGCACCAGACGGCGTTGCGGGCACTCCTACGTTCCGCACTATTGTCGCGGCTGACGTTCCAACGCTTAACCAGAATACGACCGGTACAGCCTCAAACGTCACTGGAATCGTCGCCGTAGTTAACGGCGGCACTGGCGCAACAACAGCCCCTAATGCGCGCACAAACCTTAGTGCAGCGGCGTCAGGTGCCAACACCGACATAACGTCTATTGGGCTTACCACTGGCACGATCAGCACGGCTCCGTCTGGCGGCACAGATATTGTCAACAAGACATACGCAGACAGCATCGCATCTGGCATTAACTTCCACCAGTCTGTGCGTTTGGCGACGGTTGCGGCTTTGCCTGCCAACACATACAACAACGGCACCAGCGGCGTTGGCGCGACGCTTACGGCTAACGCCAACGGCGCATTGAGCGTTGACGGCGTGGCTGTGGTTGCGACTAATCGCATCCTTGTCAAGAACGAGGTGACGCAAGCAAATAATGGCGTCTACACCGTAACGCAAGTTGGTGATGGCTCAACACCATATATCCTTACCCGCGCAACTGACTTTGACAGCGCTGGCTCTGGTGTTGACCAGATTGACGCAGGTGACTTCTTCCTTGTTACTGCTGGCTCAACATTAGCCAACACGTCTTGGGTGCAGCAGACGCCACTGCCAATCACTGTCGGCACGACGGCGATTGTCTTCTTGCAGTTTGGCGCTCCGATCACTTATTCGGCGGGCACTGGCCTGACGCTTGCTGGTACGGTCTTCAGCATCACGAATACAGGCGTAAGCGCAGCGACCTACGGTAGCGCGTCATCTGTGCCTGTCATTGCGGTCAACGCGCAGGGTCAGGCTACAAGCGTTACCGATACATCTATTGCCATTGCAGCAACGCAGATCACGTCTGGCGTACTCGCCCCAGCCAACGGCGGCACGGGCCTATCTTCACCGGGCACTGCCGGAAATGTTTTGACAAGCACCGGTACCGCGTGGGTGTCGCAGCTTGCACCAGCCGGTGGCATTACATACACTACGGTCAAGACATCTAATTATACCGCCTCAAATAATGACGGTGTGCAGACCGACACTAGCGGCGGTGCCTTCACAGTTACGCTCCCAGCCACTCCGGCTACCGGCGCGCAGGTATTTGTCATTGATACCTCAAGTTCGTGGGCTACAACTAACCTGACAGTAGGGCGTAATGGCTCAACCATTGAGGGCTCCGCTAGTGATCTGACTTGCGACATTTCCAACGTCAGCGTCCAGCTTATCTATAGCGGCACAACTTGGAATGTGTTCGCGCAGGTCGGCGGCGCAGGTGGTGTTGTCTCAGTGGCAGGCGGCGGCACAGGTGTGTCTACACTGACTGGATACGTTAAGGGTAATGGCACTTCGCCATTTACCGGTGTAGCTACCATCCCAACAAGCGACCTGACGGGGACGCTTGCCGTAGCCAATGGCGGTACAGGCGCTACAACGCTCACGGGTATTGTTAAAGGTACTGGTACCTCGGCTCTCACTGCTGGAACCGTTAGCCTTACATCTGAGGTCACCGGTACGCTGCCTGTTGCCAACGGCGGCACGGGTGCAATCACAGCAGGCGCGGCCTTAACATCCCTTGGCGCTGCCGCGTCAGGTGCAAATACGGACATAACTGCACTCGACCAAGACGTAACAGTCACCGCGACTGGCACTATTGCTACCGACACCATAGGCTATCGCGGTCTGCCGCAAAACAGCCAGACGGCATCCTACACACTAGCGCTGTCCGATCAAGGCAAGATGATTAACACTACAACAGGCGGCGTGGTAATCCCCGCAAACGCTTCTGTGGCGTTCCCTATTGGCGCAGCAATATCTATTTACAATAACAGTGCCTCAAGCCAGACGATCAGCATCACGACTGACACGATTTACCTTGCTGGCACAGCCACCACTGGTTCACGCACATTAGCCCAGCGCGGTCTTGCAACCTGCGTAAAGGTTGCCGCTACGACTTGGGTCGTTTCTGGTGCAGGGGTAACCTAATGACGGGTATTCTTAACGTATTGGTTGGATCAAGTGGTGGTGCCGCTGCTCCGGGGCAGCAGGCATACACGACTGCTGGTACGTTTAGTTGGGTTGCGCCCGCTGGCGTTACAAATGTGTCTGTTGTTGCTGTTGGGGGTGGAAGCAGCGCTAAAGGCGCATCGGCCTATTCCGGGGCTGGGGGTGGGCTTGGATATAAAAACAACATCACTGTTGTACCCGGCACCTCTTATGCCGTTGTTGTTGGGGCTGGGGGGCCTGCTAATACTTGCACAAATGGAGGTGATAGTTATTTTAACACGATAGCCACCGTTAAGGGCGGCGGCGCATATTTGTGCGTCCCTAATTCTATTGGTGGGGGCTACACCGGCGATGGCGGGGGAAGCGGGGGCAATAACGGCGGCAATAGGGTAGCTGGCGGCGGCGCTGGTGGTTACTCAGGCAATGGCGGAAACGGTGCTTGTAATTACGGGAACGGTGCCAGCGGAAACGGCGGCGGCGGTGGCGGCGGAGGACAAGGGGTAGGGTTATGCTACGTCCAAGGCGCTTCAGGCGGTGGTGTTGGCATTCTCGGCCAAGGAAGTAGCGGCGCTGGTGGGACTGGCTCTACTTGCGCCACCCCTACCGGCGGCGGCGGCGGATCGGGCGGCGCAAGCGGGGCGTATGCCGGTAACGGCGGTGCATATGGTGGCGGCGCTAGTATCCGATACAACTCTGTGGGCACTGCAATCGGGTCTGCTGGCGGCGTTGGCGCTGTCCGTATCATCTGGCCCGGTTGTACGCGATCCTTCCCATCAACAAACACAGGGAACTTATAAATGGCAACTCTTTCAAGCATCCTTCCTCCGGTAAACGTATCGACGGCTTCAGGCACACTGCCTGTGGGCAACGGCGGTACAGGCGCGACTACGCTCACCGGATACGTCAAGGGCACTGGCACAACTGCCATGACGGCTTCAGCCGCAATCCCAACGAGCGATTTGTCTGGAACCCTAACCGTTGCCAATGGCGGAACAGGCGCGAATACGCTTGCGGCAAACAATGTGCTATTGGGTAACGGCACCAGCGCGTTTCAAGTTGTTGCGCCAAGCACCAATGGTAATGTATTGGTCAGCAATGGCACAACATGGGTTTCGCAGGCACCAGCAGCTTCTGGCATTTCGCAAGCCAAGGTTACTGCAATTTCAATGATCCTCGGTTTCTAGGAGTAAATAATGGCTAACCCGAATATAGCCGCGCTGACTACGCTCACCGGCAACACAACGTACCTCACGCCGTCTGGCACCACCGCTGTTGTGCTATTGCCTAATGCTGCCTCATCCGGTCAGGTGTTCCGCATTAACCAGATCGTCGCGGCGAACGTGAATGGCACAAACGCGGTGGATACAACGGTGTCGGTGTACACGAACGGCGCTGTGGCTCAGGGTTCGGCTCCTTCGGGCGGTACGGCTTTCCCGCTTGCCTCCACCATCTCGGTTCCGGCTGACGCCTCGCTAATCGTGGTTGATAAGACAACTGCTATCTACCTGATGGAAGGCACGTCTATTACAGTCACTTCCGGTACAGCCAGCGGTATAACTTACAGCATATCCTACGAAATCATCGCGTAAGGAACCTAGCCTGTGGCAAAACGGTATCAAGGCGGCATCTTAGGGGCGGGCTTTAACCCTCTGCAAGCCCCAAACGCGCCTACTGTCGGAGCGCTAGCTATAGCTTCCGGTACGTCTGTGACCGTGGCCGTCACTCCATCTTCCAATTCCGGCGGCGCACCTGTAAGTAACTATGTGGTGATTAGTTGTCCGGGGGCAATTAACGGTTCCAGCGCTTCTTCCCCAGTAACTGTTTCGGGCCTCACCACAGGCACAGCCTACACGTTTCGCGCTACCGCGCTGAACAGCTACGGGCCGTCGCCTATTAGTGCCGCGTCTAGCAGCATAACTCCTATTGTGCAGGGGCAGCAGGCGTACACGACTGCCGGTACTTTCAGTTGGGTTGCACCCGCTGGGGTTACTTCTGTTTCCGTTGTTACTGTCGGCGGTGGCGCAAGTAATAGTAGCGGTGGCGGAACCGCATACGGGGGCGGCGGGGCACTCGCTTATAAGAACAACATCGCGGTTACCCCCGGAAACTCTTACACAGTTGTTGTAGGTGCTGGGGCGTCTAGATGCACTGGCGGGGCAAACGGGGGTAATTCTTATTTTAATTCCACCGGTACTGTTTGGGCGCAAGGGGGCCTAATAACTGGCGCTGCTACTTATGTCGGTGATGGCGGAGGTAACGGCGGAGGTATCGGGCAAGGTGGCGGCGGCGCTGGAGGTTATTCCGGTAATGGCGGCACGGGTGGATTTACCAACTGTAACAGCGGCTCTAGTGGTTCTGGTGGTGGTGGTGGTGGTGGTGGTGCAAGAAATGGAAGTTCTTGTTACCAAGGCGGCGCTGGCGGTGGTGTCGGTATTCTTGGGGCTGGAAGCTCTGGTGCTGGATCATCTCGTGGGATTGGGGGCGGTGCAGGTTCTGGAGGCTCAGCGGGCCAAAATGGCTTTATTCAATGCTGTACCGGCTTTGGTGGCAACGGTGGGGCTTATGGCGGCGGTGGGGGTGCTGGTAGGTGTGGCACTTATACAAATCAGGGGGGCGCGGGTGCAGGCGGTGCCGTCCGCATCATCTACCCCGGCACGACGCGCTCATTCCCATCGACTAATACAGGGAACCTATAATGCCAGCGTATAGCGGAATTTGGACGCTCTCCCAACAGTTTCAAGGTCGCGGTCAGGGACTGTGGCCTGCGCTTCCAACCGCGCCGACGATTGGTACGGCTACGGCTGGCAGGGCCTTGTGCGCCTCGGTTACGTTCACTGCGCCATCTTGTGTTGGTGTTCCATCTCCACTGACCTATACGGTGACATCAACGCCGGGTAGCGTGACTGCGACCGGATCGGCGTCGCCGGTAGTAATTACTGGTCTTACTTGCAGTACAGCGTACACCTTCAAGGTTAAAGCCATCACCGCCAGCGGCGGAATAGGGCCGTGCAGTGCGGCCTCAAACAGCGCCACCGCCTTCCTTGCCACATGCGAAACCTTCACGGCAGCGGGCACATATAGCTGGGTAGTACCGGCGGGTGTGACTAGCGCTGCTATGTTGGCGGTAGGTGGTGGTCAAGCTGGGGGAAATCCTTGCTATGGGTATAATGCTGGCCGTGGCGGCTCACTCGCCTATTTAAATGGGCGGGCTGTTACCCCCGGCACTACCTATACTGTTGTCGTTGCGGCTGGCGTTAACGGTACAACAACTACAAATCCGGGCACAGGAAACAATTCTTCCGTTGCAATAGGTGGTACGGATGTGCTTCGCGCCGTAGGTGGTAACAGCGGCGCAGGAAATGTAGGTACTGCATCTTATCTGGGCGGCTCTGGCGGCATCTACGGCGGCGGCGGCGCTGCTGGATACTCTGGCGCAGGTGGCATTGGAGGTGGCGCATACGCCTCAGGCTCTGCGGGCGCTGGCGGTGGCGCTGGCGGCGGCAGCAGCTATGGTTTTTGCAATGGCTGCTCCTATGGCTACAATGGCGGCGCTAGTGGCGGTGGCGTTGGGATATTTGGCCAAGGTTCGAATGGCGCTGGCGGCGTATATAGTGGTTCAGGTGGAAACACTGCCGGTAAAGGTGGGTCTGGTGGCACTGCGGGTGGCGATGCGGGCCCCTCAACTGCTGGCCGTAGTGGCGGCAATTATGGTGGTGGCGGAGGCGGCGGAGGCCGTATATTCTTCGTATGCACTTGTTCGACATCCTACGGTGCCGGCGGTGCTGGCCAAAGTGGCGCAGTCCGCATTGTCTGGGCTGGCCCCCTACGCGGAACGCCATCATTCCCTTCAACTAATGTCGGAGCATAAAACATGGAACACACTGATCTAGAACTCTATATCCAAATCCGCGACGGGGAGCCGCATGAGCATCCCATCTTTGCGGATAACTTCAAGCTGGCCTTCCCAGATATTAACATCAATGAACTTCCGGCTGACCAATTTGCCAAGTTCATTCGCGTCGATGCCCCTGTGCCTGACACCTATGAGGTGTACGAAGGCGTCACATATCAGTGGGTGGATGGCATCGTGAAGGACGTACATTCGGTGCGCGCAATGACGGATGAAGAGCGCACGGCAAAAACGACCGAACTTACTGACGCAGCCAACCAAGCCAAGCTGGCCCGGATTGCAATTTGCGACGATATGATTGGCAAGGGTGAAGCTGTAGATCTTTGGCAGGCTGCTAAGGATGCGCATGAGGCGTGGGTACTGGAAAGTGTCGATCCAATCACACCTACATTTCCCCTCTTCCCTAAGCAGGGTTAAAGTGGCAATTAGATAACCGTTATATTATTATATAAGGATTAATTATGGCGCGTAAAAAGAAAGTGCCGGAGCCCGTAGTGGCTCCGCTTGATGAATTACATTATTTTGTAACCCCCATATACATTACCAAACAACCGCAGTTTCTTGAAACTGTAAAGGCAATTGCTGCCGACAGCATCAAACAGGTCCACGGCAAAGCCAAGCCTAATAAAATCCATCCCGTCCTTATGTCAGGCAACATGCTTGAGGATGAGCGGATCACGCCATTTGCAGAGTTTATCGGGCAGACGGCGTGGAATATCCTATCCAGCCAAGGATACGCGATGGATCAGTTCAGCACTGTTTTTACAGAACTGTGGTGCCAAGAGCATTACCAGACATCATCAATGGACTATCACGCGCATCCGGGCGGTAGCTTCCTTGTTGGCTTCTATTTCCTTGACACGCCGGAAGGATGCCCACCCGCTGTCATCCACGACCCTCGTCCGGGGCGTGTTATGCTCGACCTGCCGCAAGCAGACGTAAACCAACTGTCGCTGGCCAGCACTATGGTCAATTTCACCCCAGAGCCGGGTATGATGATGTTTGCACCGGCATGGTTGGCGCACAGCTTTGGTCGCAACCAGTCCAACCTCCCCTTCCGCTTTGTTCACTTCAACCTCACCGTGCAGCCAAATGTGCCAGTTGCTTGCCCAATGCCAGAAGCGGAGATCATTTGATGAATAGCAAGCCACATCGCAATAACTGCGACTTCCAATTAAAGCATTTCATGGCGGGAAGCTGCCACACAGCAGACGGCGCTTGGGCGCTGTTGCATGACCAGAAGATCGACATTGGCGTCAAGATTGAGCATTCAAAGGCGCAGGCCCTACGCCGTCAGGCCAAAGTTCTCGCGGCAGAGGCCGTGCTGGTAGATGAATCGTCAACAGCGATTGATCGGCTCAAGGCAGAGGCCGACCTGCTGGAGTGCAACTCCGTCAATGAAGGCTGGGCACTTAACCACCAAGCTGCGCTGAATGAATATGATTACATCTGCAAGCTGATGGATGAACTGGAGCCAAACCGTAAATACCGTGACCTGCCGTTCTTGGAGGCCAATGAAGCCATGCAGCGCGAAGAGTGGCTTGGCGAACTAAAGACGCGGGCTGAGAACTTCCTGCTCACCGCTGGCACAATCCCGCACGACCACCTCAACACAATGCGCTGCCACCCAGACTTTGAGAGCCATATTGTGCCGCATCTGGAGGCCATCACCATGAAGATTGTCAACAGCCAAGGGGATCGTTCCAAGGTGCTGACCAATATGAAGCCACTATTCCTAGAGGATAAGTCGTGAGCGAATTCCACATCCGCTACAACCAGACGCGGGGTAAGCCGGGGCGCGGCACAGTCGATCACGTCTGGCGCGTGTTTGAAGACGGCAAAGAGTATTTGACGAAGAACGTCGAGATTAACGTGCCCTGCAAAGGGGAAAAAACTGGTGGGGATTGGAGCATGGTCTGTAAGGGCACTCTGCACTTGGATCGAGAGACATCTACTGCTATAATAAACCCGTAAGGAACCGCACATGAGCAACCGTTGGCCCGGTGGATTGATCCGTCAAACACCCGTAATCCCTAATGGCCCCGGCCAGAATAAGGCGGCTTCCGGGGTGTGGTCGCTGGCTGACGCTTCCTACTGGACCAAGCAGGGTCTGTGGCCGACTGCTGGGGTTATTGCAGACGGGACGTTTGCTATTTTTGCGTTAGGAAGCACGAGCGCTGGCCGGTCAGCAACTCGCGAAAAATACACCTACTCAGGAGGTGTAAACAGCGTAGGAGGTTCTGCAACCGTAACCTCTTGTAGCGGTTCTGCTGCCGGAACTTGTACGACAGGGATTTTTGCTTTAGGCAATACCTCTGGCGGTATAGCAACAACCCGCAATAAATACACCTACTCAACCTGCGCTGTTGGTGCAGCAACCGCCGCGAGTGCGGCGTCGTACCAAGGTTCTGCGGTTGGCAATAGCACCGTAGGTATTTTCTCGTTGGGGCTTAACAGCGCCAGTAGTCGAACTGCTACTAGGGATAAATACACTTATTCTGGCGACACTGTAGGCGCAGCCACTGCGGCTACTATAGCGTCTTACGCGCAATCAGCAGCAGGTAATAGTACTGTTGGCATAATTGCTATTGGCGATGCGTCCACTGGAAATTCCGTACTTCGGAATAAATATACATATTCGGGTGATACGGTGACTGCTGGCGGCGTAGCTACTTCGGCAAGCTACGGTGGTTCAGCCGCTGGTACCGCAACTGTTGGAATATTTGCGTTAAGTCTTGCAAGTGGTACTCCAGTGAGTACCCGCAATAAATACACATACTCAGGCGATGTTGTCAGCGCGGGTGGGGCGGCAACCCAAAGTTCTTCTTACGGGTCTGCGGCTGGCAATAGCGTAGTTGGTATTTTTGCGCTGGGCTATAATTCAGGGTTTGGCCAATTAGCAACTCGTAATACATATACCTATGCGGGGTGTGTTGTAACTGGTGCCACTGCCGCTACGGTGACGAACGTCCAAGGTTCCGCTGCATCTAACGGCGTAACAGGCATTAACACCTAAAACCCAGTGATCGAAGAACTTATCAGCCGCCCTTAACAAGGTAATTATTATTTTATAGGCTACATATACAATGAAAATATGCGTTTATGCCATTTCCAAAAATGAGGAAATGTTTGTCAAGCGGTTTTGCGATTCAGCTAAGGATGCGGATCTAATCCTGATCGCGGACACTGGATCGACAGACAATACCGTTAAGCTTGCTAAGAAGCATGGCGCAAAGGTGCCACCCATCTGCATTACGCCTTGGCGCTTTGACGATGCGCGCAACGCGGCCTTGGCCCTGATCCCAAAAGACATTGACGTTTGCGTCAGCCTTGATCTGGACGAAGAACTTCAGCCCGGTTGGCGTGAGGAAATTGAGCGCGTGTGGGAGGAAGGCACCACCCGCCTGCGCTATAAATTTGACTGGGGCGCTGGCATTGCGTTCTTTTACGAAAAGATCCACGCACGTCATGGCTACCGCTGGATCCACCCATGCCATGAATACCCAGTGCCATATTTGATTGATGAGAAATACGCCCAGACCGATATGCTGCTGGTGATCCATAAGCCAGACAACACCAAGAGCCGTGGCCAGTATCTGCCGCTGCTAGAGATGTCGGTAAAAGAAGACCCGCACGATCCGCGCAACGCATTTTATTATGCCCGCGAACTGTCGTTCCATGAGCATTGGCAAAAGTCCATTGATGAATGCAATCGGTATCTGGCGCTGCCCGGTGCCAACTGGGCGAATGAACGCTGCTATGCTTACAGGGTAATGGCGCGCTGCTATTCAGAACTGGGCGACTGGGATAATGCCATGAAGTCTGCGCGCATGGGTATGGTGGAAGCGCCAAACACCCGTGAGCCTTGGGTCGAGATTGCTAAGCTGGCTTATGAAAGGCACATGTGGGCCGAATGCTATGGCGCTGCACTGTCTGCGCTGGCCATTAAGGATCGCGAACTGGTCTACACGGTCGATCCTGAGGTGTGGGGCTCAAAGCCGCATGACTATGCCAGCATTGCAGCTTGGAACCTTGGTATGAAAGAGGTTGCCATTGAGCAGTGCGAACTGGCCTTACAGTATGACCCAGATGAGGCGAGATTGCTTGAAAACCTAAGGCTTATGACCGAAAAGATTGATTGATTATCAGCACTAGAACATTGTCTTAATATTTGGTAGAACGCAGCGAACACTTTTATTGCAGCGGGACGCCATGCCAGCAACACCTCAGACAACACCACTTACCTATAATGGCTATGTGACGCAGGTCGCCACCATGGCCGTTGTCAATGTGCAGACCACCTCTGGTGTTGTCGAAGGGGTAGATGCGGCATTCAACGCCCTTATCCCCCAGATGCTCAATTATGCAGAATTGAGGATCCAGCGCGATCTGGACCTGCTTCCTTCACAAACATCGCGCCCGTACACCATGACCATTGGCAGCAACCAATTGCAGCTTGGCGCATATGATTTTGTTACTATCCAAACAATTACCCTGACCGTTTCTAACGAAACATACACGTTGCTCCCGGCGACAAAAGAATATTTGCAAAATGTATATGGCTCTGCTGCCACTGCAAACAGGGCGCGACCAAAGCTTTTTGCCATGTATGGCGGTGACCTTTCTACTGGCGGAGAGACTTACAACAATATCCTTGTCGGTCCTTATCCTGATGCCGCATATAGCGTCGATGTGATCGGTACAGTGCGCCTGCCGACGCTGTACGAAAACGCGACAACGCCTTTGGCTGCTACCGGCACAACCTTTATCAGCACTTATTTCCCAGATCTGCTGATCCAAGCATCGCTGATTTACATATCCCAGTTCCAGCGCAACTTTGGAGCAGCGTCTAACGACCCATCCATGGGGCCGACATATGAATTGCAGTATCAGAACCTGCTGAAGGGCGCTGCTGTCGAAGAGGGGCGCAAAAAGTTTAGCGCATCCGCTTGGTCATCCATGCAGCCTCCCGTAGCAGCCACTCCAACAAGGTAGCGCTTCATGCCTCACGCCAGTTTGAAGCTACGCCCCGGCGTCGATCAGAATGAAACGCCAGCCCTGAATGAGGCTGGTATTTCAGTTAGTGAACTTGTTCGCTTTATTCCAGATCAGCAGCAGGGTGCTTTGGTTCAAAAGCTTGGCGGGTGGACCAAGTATTTTCCTAACACCACGCCAGCTATTACCCGCGCCTTGTGGGCTTGGCAGGACACACTGGCGACTAAGCACCTTGCTTATGGCACAGAAGAGATTGGCGTTACAGGATCTGCGCAGCTTGGCGTCATTACAGATGGCGCTCTTAGTGACATAACGCCGCGCCAAACCTCAACTAACGTCGCGGCAGCAGCATCAGCCACAAGCGGAAGCAGCTTTGTCATTATTACGGATGCCACCGTACCCGGCATAACCCAGTTCAACTCAGTCTATATTGCAACGCAAATATCAGTTGGCGGCGTTGTCCTTTTTGGGTTGTATCAATGCGACCCTGATGGGTATCTTGGCGGTACAACTTATTCTGTTCAATCCATAGACAGCCTTGGATCGCCTCTTCCCGCCACTTCGACATCAACGACCACAACGCTGCCGCTCTTCTCTGTTGTATCAGGCAGTTCATCTGTCACTGTCACGCTGGCTAATCACGGCTATTCGGTAGGGGGCACATTCCCTGTCCTTATGTCCACGACGGTTGGTGGCACAACATTCTACGGCGACTTTACTGTTGAAACCGTCACCAGCAGCAGCCAGTTTACAATCAACGCCCTGACGCTTCCGACATCAACCACAACCGGCTATTTAAATGGGAACCAAGCCCACTTTGTTTATAGCTTTGGTGTTGGGGCCATTTCGTCAGGCACTGGGTATGGTGTCGGAACATATGGTGGCGGCGGGTACGGTACAGGAACCGCAGTCGCCCCCAGCAGTGGAACCGCAATTAATGCAAACGATTGGACGCTAGATAACTGGGGAGAAATCCTTCTTGCCTGCCCCAATTACCCGGAATCTCCGCCATTCCAAGCTATTTACGAATGGGACCCAACAGACTCCAGCCCCAGTGCAACCGTAATCCCGCAGGCACCGCCCGTAAATAGCGGGTTCTTCGTGGCTATGCCTCAGCGCCAGATCATTGCTTACGGCTCGACTTTTACCGGCATCCAAGACCCATTGCTTGTCCGGTGGTGCGATGTCAGCAATTACTCAGACTGGATTGGCACGGTCATCAATCAGGCTGGTTCCTATCGTATTCCTAAGGGTTCTAGGATTGTTGGGGCAATTCAGGCTGCTCAGCAGGCGTTTCTATGGACTGACATTGGCGTATGGTCGATGCAGTATATCGGTCAGCCGTATGTCTATTCTTTCAACGAAGTCGGCTCCGGCTGTGGCCTGATCGCCAAAAAGGCCGCTGCATCTATCAATGGGTCCGTTTACTGGATGGGACCATCGCAGTTCTTTTCAATGACCGACCAAGGTGTGCAGCCTGTTTCATGCCCAATTTGGGATGTTATCTTCCAAGATCTGGACCAAGAAAATCTGGATAAGATCCGCGTTGCGGTAAATTCGCGCTTTGGTGAAATTACTTGGTACTATCCGACCATGAGCAACGGCGGCGAGGTCAACGCATACGCCAAGTATAACGTGTTCTTAAAGGTTTGGGATTTTGGTACGCTTGGTAGATCGGCTTGGGTCGATCAGTCGGTCCTTGGCCCTCCTATTGGTGCAGATCCAAGCAGCCGGTACATTTATCAGCATGAGACATCTGAAAATGCTGACGGCCAACCTATGCTTTCCAGCTTTCAAACGGGCTATTTTGCTATGCAGGAAGCGGACGTAAAAGCCTTTGT